TCAAAACATTTCGTTTTTGTAATAGCTTAAATGAATAACCAAATGAATAAGCAAGTGAATAACCTTTCCACTTTTTAAGACGTTCAAAGCGTTCAAACGGATAAATACAGCCTTCCATCATAGTTTGACACTTATAAGGGCAAAAAAAGCCGCTTTTGCGGCTTTTAATTGCGTTCTAAGGCATTTTATCCCTTTCTGGTACATGTTATCAAGCGAGACTGAATAATCATTGCACGTTTCGTGTATTTGGCAATGTCATCAACCAGTCCAGCATGTAAAAGACTACTCTTAGTGATTCCGACCTGTTTCTCCGTCAGAGTTTCAAAAATGGCCGATATACTACCAAAGTAGATGTTCTTTTTCTCAAAAATCAAATGTACATGGATAACTTTACTCATGATATATAGTATTTATTTCACTGCAAATATACCAAATATCAGCTATATGGAATAATTTTAATAAATAAAAATAGGAGAGAAGCGAAGCGCTCCCCTACTCCACTTGCATAAATTACACCATTTGGTTATCTTTGTATATGGAAGTATGGCCTGGGCAAAGCATCGGAGTGAAATAATACCATACTGCCTGAATTCTCCCCTACTCCACTCCTAATGTAAAGAGATTCATTTGAACGGCGTTCAAACAAGGTTCAAATGTAAGCTCGATGTAAAGCGATGTAAACGCTTCGTTTTTCCACCCAGCTCACTCCTACCCCGTTCTAACGCTTTGAAAACCAAAGCAATCAGATATTTTCAGACCGACCGAACTTTGACACGCATCGTTTCTCCCCCCTTAGAAGAAAATTCCGGAGTAACAAGATACTCCTTACATATTTCAGCTACTTGCTTTCCCGAATGTAACACTTTATACACATTCGACTTTTCAAAAGTTAACTTCGAAACATCTATGTATTTATGAAGCGTGACTGATTCTGTATGATCTATTTCGGTTCCGTCCCAATCTCCGATTTCCCCATTCACTTTGCTCATTAATACATCTTCGGCTGATACAAACTTTATTTCCAATTCGCGCTGCTTTCCACTTTTTAATTGTAAAGTAGATGGTAATGGGCTTATATATAGCTTTCCTGCAGCTTCCAACGTTATGTATTGGTATCCCGGAGTCGCCTCCTGCGGTATCAAAATAAATTCCTTTCCTATCAGTCGTCCGTCTTTTATCTCCCATTCTCCTGCAGGAATAATATCTTTCTCTTCGGAATAACCAGAGAAAGTCTTTTTCTGAAAATCATAACTTGTTTTAGTATAAAAGCCACTCACCGAAAGCGTAGGCTTAACGGATAACATATCTTCCAAATTCTCCCCCTCTCCAGGAATAAGAACAATTTTCAGACGAAAAAACTGATGATTATAGGTCAGAGCGACCGCCTCCTTACTGGCTAAGACCTCTTCTTTAGAAGCAATTAGGAAATCAGAATGTGAATAATCGTCAGGAATATTTTGAGTCGTTGAAACCGCCACCTGCATGGTGCTCTCCCCTATCCCCACGCCACTCTTTTGATAAGGATAATAACTGATTAAATTCAATGTAACTCCATCATCCGGATAGTATACCGACTCGTTAGATTCAAACTCACCATTGGATGAACGTATGAAATGAAGATTATCCACATAACGTTCTTCTTGCATTGTAGTGGTTCCGGCAAGAGCAAACAGACCGACTTCATCCCCTTCAGCAAAGTTATTATTTGCCATACGGGTACCAACTGATTCACGAATATCGGCAATAAATTTCAATGGAATATCTCCATTATTAACACTATCCTCCTCTTCCTCCGAAATATGGTTCACACAAGCACTAAGCAAGATAGTACAAAAAACAAGTAAACCCACGCCCCTTTGTAGGTTATAAAATAGTTTCATCATATTTATTTTTTAATTTTCCAATAGAAACTTTTGATTGAACAGAAAGAATAGCATAAGAGGAAGTATTCGCTTTCGGTTATGGGATACTGAACAACACGTCTGTTGTACTGAGGAATCATCAATTTCAAGATATCATTTTGATGTCTTGAAAGCAAAAGTATATAATTATATTAAGTCGGAGTATAGTTTCTATAGGAAAATTTCACATTTTCATCTATAACGCAAACAATCAACAAGTTACAAACGACTAGTCAGGAACAAAGAATTAAACTCTCACATTATTATATTAAGAGCCTGCTAATTTCAGAAAGA